TTATTTTTTCAAAATCATATCCACTCTTGCATGAACCACGTCAAGCAATCCTGATATGGTAGTATTTCCGCCGTCTCGCATATTCTCGAGAATACTCAATAATTCTACTGAGCCGAGATATAGCCATGTAATATTGACGGCGAAAGCATATTGACCTGCCATATAGTCAAAGCACCATGCGGCGCCAGTAGCAAGGCAATATGTTAAAACTTTTGTAACAAAAGGCTTTCTCATATGCTTAGAGGATATTAACCCCTTACCCCATGCAGCTGGAATCGCTATATATTTGTCTAATGCGGTTAGATTATCAGCATTCGCCCCCATATCTACAAGCATTTGATACGATATAGCCGCCCATTTTGTAATGAGGTCTAGGAACACCAATAATATGAATATACCTAACACCTGTACATGTTTTAAGCCAATCATATATATCGCCACATCGGCGATGATAGCAAGCAAGGCTTTAAGCACAAACGAATCCGTCAACGTCCGCCAAGCCTCGCTCATGAAATTAGTTAATTCTTGCATACGTTCTCCCTTTAGTCTTCCTGTGGTTTGATTAATTATTAAAAGCCATCCCATTATTTTCTAACCGTAATACAAAGGATATAAAGTAAATCTATTTGTCATATCCTGATACATCAACAACTAAATACTGAGCAAAAGTATTTCCTGAACTACCTGCAGAATTTGGAGCATTCACATTCCAATTAATCTGTTCATACGCTTTCAACTCCACGGAGTTATCATTAATACATTTAATAGTTTGCCAAACTTCCCCAGTATGTATTTGATTATTCCCACGCACTATATAGGGGCCCCATACCGCCACATCAACAGTGGCTAAGGGTATAACCGCAACTTTCTTGCAATCATATAGCTTAGCTGACCTTGTCATATCCGCATAAGTACCTGGTTTATAGTTCGATAATGCAACTGCCCAGTCTTTAGTGTAGCTGTCTAAAATTCTTAAATATGGCAATCGACTATCATATATTATGTCATTTGGTATACCCCATTTAGGATTAAAGTATTTATGTCTACCTAACACTTGTAATACAGCATTTTTCCCTTTCTCAGTATGAATGTATGCAATTCTTGGTACATCATTCGGCACTCCATTTGGACCAGCTAATTCACCAAATCGGTAAAATCGAATAGTACTAGATAACTCGTCAATCATAGATTGCGTGACAACTTCACCATGTTTAGTAACATCAACTGCCATTACCATATACTGAGACCGACCGTCGTAGTGCCATTGTGCCGTAAATTCATAATTCCTAGGGACGCTTACGGCGATTAAAGGAGCCCCAGTTGTATAGACGTCAGGTACAAAATAAAATACACGAATTACATTTGCTTTAGTGCTACCATATCTAAATAAATTCATAGGTACTAAATATGGCGTCCACGGTCTAAGATTACCGCCTTGTCCAGTTGGAATTGCTAACATGGGAGATACACTTTTTAATGCACCAGTATATAGTTGTGCGGGTCGTTGTGGCGGCATTCTAAAATAAACTAAATTGTCATATGTATCGTTAATAATAACGACATTATCCTTATTTTTTATTTCAATAAATTCCATACAATATCCACCCATCCAACTTAAACTCTCGTATTGAAGTAGCTAACAATCGCTGTTCTTTTGTCATAGAAAATGACCAGTTAATAGTATCGCCATTTACGTTCGCAAATAAATATGGCCCCATAGGCGCCACCCAAACCTTTTGCCCAGGCCCAAGGCCAGATACCTTAATTGTATGAACTCGATTTGGGATATCTCTAGCTCGTACTTTTCCTACAAGACGAGTTAAACGTTCTTGTAAATTTAATGACACGTTACCTTTCGCGTCGTAAATAATTAAATGTGATTCCATTGATAATCTCCTACCAACACCCTAATTTAATTCTGACATTATTATTTTCATCAAAGCAGGTAATTAAGTCGTCACTAATTTCAACCCTTGCACCACTCGTTTTAGTTCGCAATGTGCCGATTGTACCCGTGATAGTTGATAGACTATCAACTTGCATTTTATCAGCAGTAACAGCTCCAGCCTGTATCATGCCTTTTGTAATGACATCATTATCAAATAATGCGTCGCCAGTAACATGCAATAATTTGCCGTCAATGCGTGTACCTGCTGGGCTCAAATTAATACGGCTCACCAGTTCAGCGCCGTCTATATTATTGATAGCTTGCGTTACCTTCAAATCAATACCGCTCGAAATCTGCGTGATTTGTGAATTTACGTTATTTTGATAGTCTATCAAAGTGCGCTGGTACGCATTGCCAAGGTCGATGATTTTGTTATTCATACCATTGACGGCGGTCTTGACTGTGCCGACTTCGCCTTTTAAGTCATTTACCGCTTTGTCTATGCCCTCTATGCCTAGGCTTTCCATGTCTAGTAGGGACTTATCAATTTTAGCTTTAATAGTGATAAGTTGCTCATTACTTTTAGGCCCCTCGCCGAATAAATCAACGAACGCAACTTTAATATTGTATACGCCAGCCTCGAGCGGTACATTGATAATGTTCGTAGTGATGTAATACACATTGTCATCAATATATACGTTCGCACCCTTGCAAATCACTGGAATAGGCTCAAATGTAACACCTATACCGCTGATATTGGCTGTTGCTTTGACTTTGGTCGGTTGCTTTGGTATAGGCACGTTATACATCAATTCAGCTGGTGCGCCGTATCCTTTAGCAGGATTATGAGCGATACAATACACTTTAGCGGTACGTTCCGTTAATAGGGTGCTGAATGTGATGTTATTACTTCGGCCAATTAGTCCGTCATTTTGCCCTGCGTTGAGGTCTAATCTGATTTCATAATAATCTACATCGGCATTTCTAACTTCAAGCCAATTGAAATGTGCCATATCGCTGAACGAAACAGAAAAACCTTGAGGGGCGTTCGGTATTTCGCTTTTCATCTCAACTGTAATGCTTTTAATTAAGCCCTGCGATGCGTTGCCGTGTGTATCCTTTACTTGCAATTTCACATCATATGTATGCCCTAATTCGCACCCGCTAACTGTGATAAGGCCCTCGCCAGCACCGCCATATTTCCATGCGCCACCTTGCTCTCTATACCACAATTCAACTGTATTAAGGCTATTGATACGAGGTACATCGAATTGAGCCACTACATCAAAAGATAATACGCCGTTACCAATTTCGTAATATTTGGTATATAGCGCTAAATTGCTAACCTCTGGGATATAGTAAGGTACTATCTTATACGGGTAAGCTTGCACTTCATCAAGACCTTGCTCATTCGTGCCGAACAGGTTCATTGATGTAAACTTCAAATATACTGTTTTCCCTATATCTTCCTTTCGGTAAGTATGCCTATATAGCGCCTCATCAATACGAATGAACCGCGTACCGCTTGCGTGGTCTGTTGGTATGGTTGCATATTGTCCGCGTACTAATCCAGTCAGTTTATAGCTGCCGTCGGTTTGTAGCTGTGCGCCCTCATAGCTTAAAGCCTCGCCGTCAATCCATGATAGGGTATTCGCACGTTCGGCGTCGATGTGTGTGCCACCTTTTATGCTGCCTTGATTAAGTTTTACACTTACGCCGTCGCCTGTATTAGACAATGCGGTAAGAGTTCGCCCCATGCGAGCCTGTTGCGTGATAGAACCTACTCTTGCATAGTTCTCATCGTTGTCTGATAACCACACGGAACAGCCGCCCCAGCCGCTTGGCGCATTTACGCCGATAAATACTTGATTACCGCCAACGTCGCCGACTGTTTGGAATATTGCCACATCATTGACGCTAGGCGCCTCTTGATTGTAATCCACAAAAGGCCGCTCGTTTTCATGCACGTCATAACGTGCTGGCGCGTATGTCCCTGCTGGCTTGCCCTCAGCCGTGAATTCAAGTTGCCCGTCGGCTGCCTCATTCACTGCGGTTATAACTGCAATTTGCTTGTTGAGTTGACAAGCCTCATCTGTGAGCGTTACAAGGTCGCCAACTTCGAGTGTACAAAAGGCCCAATCTAGCCTAAAAGTATACTGTGTTTTTGAATACAGCCGTTTCATGGCTAATTGCTCCGCATAGTACTGCGCTCTAGCCTTTGTATAAAGGTAGTGAGCCGTTTTCTTTGAGGCTGGCTTGAGGCCGTTCTTTTGCACGTCCGCCACTACTTCAAAAGATACTGTTTCTTTCTCGTAGCTATTGGCGCGGTTAATGAATTCGACTGTTGCCTCATTGTATGCTTCGCTCGTATCCTTGCGCTTGTATAGAATAAGTTGGCCGTCTGTGCCTGCGATAAAATCATCGGCCGTGAGGTCATATTGAATTTGATTTTCTGGCGTCCAATCGCCTACAGGCTTATCGGCCAAAGGTACGATTTTTAGGCGGTCGGTACTCCAAAATACAAGGCTGTTAGTAATCTCGGCTATATCGTTGATAATACTTTGAGCCTTGGCGCTCTTTTGCTCGGGCGGTGTGCTGATTAATATATCGGCCGCTCTACAATAGGCCCGATAGTTCTCAATGCCCTCGATTTGCACATCGGCCCCAACTGATTGTAGTACATGCTCGATATAGTCGGCTGGATTGACGTCTACGCCGTCGCCTGTATTTCTGAGTTTACCCATAATTTCAAAGTTGTATTGTGGCAAGCTGCCACGCTCGCCCAAATCAACCACGCCAGCCATGTAAGCCAATCCGCTATATGGTAGTGCTTTGTCTGGGTGCTTAGATACCATGTAAGGCCAAGGCGCTTGACCTTGCTCACCATTGAATAAGGTAAGTTCGATTTTTTCACTAGGATAAGTATATATCTCCTTATCCCGCCACACCTTGCCAACGCCAACGATAGGCCCCTCACATAATGCAATGGCTGCCGCCACTGTATACGTGTAAGTAATTTCAGTATGCGACGAACCACCGCCGCCTTTACCTGTTCGGGTGGTGCTGCTGTGTTCGTGCGCTGTGAAATCCTCATAATCAATGATATTACCACTTACTCGAGTGGTGCCGAGTATTTCTGGAACCACCTCGCCATATGAGGCTGTATTGATTTGAAAATCGGCTATCATGTCGGCGCGGGTTGTAGTATTTTTCCCTCTATGAAATAGAAAGCCCATTATTTACGCTCCTCTCTGTATCGGTACACCGCTCTCAACCGTGAGCGGCCTTTTTTATCGAAAAATAATACATCATCAAGTTTCGATATAATTACGCCATAGTCAACAAAGGAATGAATTACAAGGCCTTTCCCTATATAGATAGCGCCGTGAGAAATACAACGTCCATATTGATATAGTAGGAAGTCGCCTATTTCAAGCGGTGCGCCCTCTTTCACCTCATCGGCTACTTGTTGCACATACTTGAGATATTTCTCCTCTGAATGGTGCAGGTGCCACTCGTTTGAATAATCTTCTATATCGATTCTGTCGCGTTTCATTACTCCGCTATCAACAACTGCCGCAACGAGCAAATAAGAACAGTCAACGCCTACACCTTTAACCATTGAATTATTGACATACGGCGTACCTAACCATTTAACGGCCGCATTGGCAATTTTCTCGCCTGTTGTTAATTCATTAATATCTGTCATCGTATGCTCTCCTTTAACGGAACGTAAGGCGTCGCCCTGTTTCTATCCCAATTATTGAATTTATTCTTGCACTCTGTAGGGGTCTTATTGCAACCCGCATATATATAGAATTGGTCGCCAACTCTTGGGCTTACTTCGAGGGCGCTCATATACAGAATTACGCCGTCATTGCTTTGTAATATCTGTGTTGATTGCCCTGCCATTGGGCCAGTGAGCCAATCTATACCGCCAGCCGTGTAATAGCCATTCTCGAATGGAATATCTATTCTTATGGAATTGGCACCGCTGCCGAGGCCTGTAACCTTGCCGCTTTTACGGAACCGCTTAATATCAACGCCGCACTCCTTAGAGTAGACGCTGAAAGGACATTGAGGATAATATCGGCGATTCGGATATTCGATATTGAGCTTTTGCACGATTGATTTAACATTGAGCTTTAATGTGAGGCCGCCGCCTTGCGTAACCTCACATAAGCCAGTAAACAAACTAACTACACCGATAATTTTATAACTATCGTCAAAGAACGCTCGGCATAGCGTCATCTCAGCGCCGTCAAATCCGCCATTATGAGCCACCGCCATAATAGGGACGCCGCCTATTGCATCCTGTTCATTTGTCGAAATACTAACACTCATCTTGTCAACGCTTACAGTACTGTTTGTTGTTATCTTATCCCTTACGATAATAGGGCCGTTACTCTTATAGATTTGTCCATTATAGGAAACGTCCGCGTCTGAATCAGCCCAATAGTAAGAGACACCATTGCGCAAGCGCAACTCATAGAGGTCGCAACTTACGAAATACTTATCATTGTTTAGGTGCTGCCTTAGCGCCTCATTTACCGTTTTCATGATTGCCCCCTATCGAGTTGTTACTAATTTGAATGTTTTCGATTTATAAACATCAGTAAAAATATACTCGGCCGTCATATCACCGCTAAACCGCACTAACCAATAGTAGGTATAATCTGCGGTTATAACTGCATTCGGCGCTACTGTCTCGCCTTGTGCTAACTTGATAACGCCTTTATCGCTAACCGCACGAATTGGCGTGCCATTGGCGTATAGTTTTACGTCCTCAACATGATAAACAGGCTCGAGGAAGTCGCCGAATTTTCTCACGGCTTGCCATGCACCCTCTGAGCCTGTGCCAAGTTGTATGCCTTTTTCTTGATTATCCTCAGGGTCTAGCCATAAGAAAGGAATTGTACCGCCCTTTGTCTTAGAATAAAACCCCATGAGTTCCTTATATTCCGCTGGTTTAAGTACCTCGAAATCTGTCGAAATCGTATATTGCGGATATTTCCATGTTGTCATGGTCCGCACCTTACCCGAGCCAGCTGTTTTAGTTTTTGTGTCCCATTTTTGAATTTTCTGAGACTTCCACCCCAACGAAATAATCTTAGGGAATTTCAATAATTTTGCCATGTTACCACGTCCCCGCTGTTGTTACGAATTCCCTATCTTGATTTACAAAGAATTGACGTAAAACTCTACCGCCTCGACTTTCAAGGAACCCGCCAAAGCTTTCGGCATCAATCGCATTGATGTTGATAGTAGTGCCGCCAGTACCTGCGCCACCATTGGCGCGGTTGATTCCGTCGCCTAATCTGTCGAATACTGTGTCAGATAAAGGAAGAACAGCCTCTTCATATTTGCCCTCGCCAATTTGCGCAAGGGTAGCGCCATAGGTAAGACCACCCTCGGCCAATTTTGGCATGCTCTTATTGCTGAACATAGCGCCAAAGTTGCCGCCTTTGAGAGAACCGCCTAAATTACCAACGCTACTCAATGCCGTTGCCTGTGCTATGCCTGCAGCCGTGCTACTACTCCAAGCAGCGAACCCAGCCGCTGCACTAGCGCCAAACGTTGCCATACTAACCTGTTGGGCTAATTGGGACCATGCAGGAAGTTGAGCTTGTGCCGCTGCAATGCTGGCCGCTGTTTGTTGCGACTGTAGCATTTTGCCAAGAACGGCCTGCTTAACTTGTGCCGCTACCCATTGAGCCAAACTATCGGAGATTGTTTTGAGTATTGCTTTACCCATATTTTGAAAAGCCTGTGTAATCGTCATAGTGCCTTGCAATAGTCCAGAAATGCCCTCTTGCAATTTATCAATACCAGCGCTTGCAGCATCCCATATTAGCTGTTGACCGTTGAAATGGCTATCCATTACAGCCTGCTGATATTCTGTAAGCAATTCTTTCTTTAAATCATAGCTTTGTTGAGTAGCTACATATTCATCACTAAGCGCTTGCTGTAATGCCTCGAAGTTCTGCGTACGCATAGCCTCGTCAATGTTCCATTTTTCCTCTTGTAGCTCTCGTTGTAACTGTGCAGATTTAGCATTAAATTCTTGTTGTTTATCAAGAATCTCCTCATTCTTCATTGTTTCAAAAGAAATCATACCGTCTGTTGTTTGTTCAAACGCAACGCCACGAGCTTTTAATTCGGCTATGTATGCTTGCTGTCCTTTAGGGTCTAACTTCACAAATTTATCTTGCATTTCTGCATACTTATCTGTGATTTCATCAATAGCATCCATATAATCATGTTTCAACTGCGTCATAGGGGATACGCTACCAGTGGAATCCTTAGGCGCTATGTTGAAATTGAAATCTTTTACATAATCTCGTACAGATTGCTCAATTTCTAGTAGCTTTTGAGCCTCTTCCTGCTTGGCTTTAGCGCGTTTATCTGAATAGATAGCCTCTAAGTTGGCTAAATCCTCATTATAATTGACATTTGCGGCTTTCGATTTGTCGAGTTCCTCAAGTTCTTGCTTGTATTCAAGTTGTACAAGGCCTTGCTTGTCTCCCAACATTTCAAGATAAGATTGCAGTATTTTTTCATGCGTTTGTTTAGCCTCTTTGACGAGTTCGTCTTGTTTGCTCGAACCACCACCGCCAGCGCCGCCACTACCGCCACCGCTACCGCCGCCAGTGTCATAATCAGCACCACCACCGCCACCACCGCCAGCGCCAATATCAGCGGCTCCGCCGCCAGATAAGCCCTCAGTGATTTGCGAGGCCATACTAACACCAGTATTGACAATGTCTTGTGCCGTGTCAGCGCTGATAGTATCAACCTGTTGTATTGCGGTAAATGTAGTACCAAAGAATTTAGCAACCTTGTCGCCTACGCTATTGAGTTTGTTAATTAGCCAGTTAAGGGCCTCTATAATCTTATTCACTCCCCAAACGGCCGTATGAACAATTGTAGAGAATACTGAGGCCAACGTATTGCCGAACCCATTAGAGGCCGCCGCTGCTGTTGTAAATACAGTTACGAGCGTCATAATTACGGATATTAATATTCCGATTGGGTTGGCTCTCATTACCAAATTAAGCACCCGCTGCGCCGTAGCTGCCGCTAGTGTACTGCCACGCAATGCCAAGAATAAGGATTTTAATACAGTAGTCCCCATTGTTAGCGCCCCAACTGTCAATATAGTGCCTTGAATTGCCACTCTGACCGCCGTCATTGCCACGCCGTAGGCTCTAGTCGCTACTGCCGAGGCTAATTGTGCCGTTTTCAATGCTACTGTTTTAACAGTCAATGCTGCCGTCTGAGTGCCGCATAATGCCATAGCCGCCCTATATGTAGTAAACGCTACAACAACGGCCAATACGGCTGCGCTAACCCTTGGCATGGTAGTGATAAATAAGCTTGTAAAGCTGCGTATCGTTTGGCTTATGACTGTAATAATCGCTTTCAGCCCGTTAAATGCAGCGCCTATGATGCTAATCGAGGCCGAGGCCGTAACTGCCATAGAACGAATCGCAACGCCAACGCCTTGAACGAACGCTTGAAAGTCGCCGTCTTGAGGAATTGCCGAAAGCTGCTCAAGTACAGGCTGAAAGGCTAATAACATTTCATTCTGGATAGATTGACCTACTTCGGCGAACGTCATCGGAATTTCAGCAAATTTTGCATTTGTTTCCTCAGCACTATTGAATAGTGCCTCTTTGATGATGTCGGCGGTAATCAACCCTTGCGAAGACATATCTTTTAATTGACCTACAGTAAGGCCCATTTCTTGCGCAATAGATTGGGCGAGCATTGGCGCGTTTTCCATAATGGAATGGAATTCATCGCCTTGCAATTTGCCCGCTGCCATAGCTTGCGTTAATTGGTACATAGCGGCGCTTGATTCTTCGATACTAGCCCCAGATATTTTGAATTGCTTATTCAACTGCTCGACGAACATAATCGCCTCATCATTCGAGCTGAATGCGTCTTTCGCTAGCATGTTAAGCTTAGCAACACTGTCCGCCATATCTACATAACTACCGCGAGACCGCTGCGCTGCATCAAACACTTTCTCCATAATTTCGGCCGTGGTTTGCGTTCCGTCATTAATAAGGTTAATTCGAGAGCGTACGCTGGTTAATTGGTCGGCGGTCTGTGCTGCTGCCGTTGCCACGTCCTTGACGGCTGTCGCGGCTATCCCTATACCAGTAACAGCGCCAGCGAATTGCAAGCCCTTATTGACTTGGCCCATTATGGATTTAATTTCATCGCGAATGCCAGCTGCCTCTTTGGCTACCTTGCTGCCTGCCTCTGATACGCCTTTCGGTATATCTGTACTCAGCTTATTGGCAACCTTGTTTATAGCCGCCTGTGCCTCTGTACTGTCCGCACTAATTCGTACATTGATATTACTATCTGCCATTGTCTATATTTCACCCCCTGCCTCTCTAAATTCACGAATAAAATCCGCCTCATCTTGGCGCTTTTGTGCATCTGTAGGCGGATATAAAATATCTATAAATTTTTTCGGCTCAATTGCTTTTGATAATTGCATGTTCATGATGTTTGTTACCCAGAACGCTCTATTCTGGTCTTGGATTTTGCAACGTCGTTCATAGCCCTGTACGAGTTTCCTATACTCAATAGGCTGTAATCGCATTAATTCCCAAGGTTTTAACTCGAGTACGCTATACGCAATTTCTTCGGCATTTCTCAGCCATAAAGAAAAAGAGGGGGCGCGTTGGCCCCCGTCTAGTTTTTTAATTGTTCGGCCTCTTCCTCGATTGCCAATTTATCGGCTTTTGTAAGTTCGTCGGGGAACATTTTATAATACATTTTCATGCCGTATGCTCCGCTCGCAACAATCGCTTTCATCAATGGCGCTTGCAGTGTCAACAAGCTTACATCGCTATCTTCCTTAGAAAGTAAATCGTCAATCAATTCAAAGTATTGCTGAGGGTTCCGCTTATGGTGTTTCATGCCGATAGCGTAACCCGAAACAATACTATTAATAGGCCATGTCGGCATTTGTAAAAGTTCACCAATAGGCTTGCCTACTGCCGCCTCTAATTCCATGAGGCGCTGAATGTTGAACATAATATAATCGCCGTCTCTAAATAAATTACATGTAACTGTTTTCATAAATAACTCTCCTATTGTTTAGCGCTAAAAAAGTAGGATTATTCTATTGAATTAAACGCCAACCGCTGGGCTACCTACTGGTGCGTCTTGTAATTCGGATAAAGGACCGACGCCATTCAAGGACCCTTTATAAGTCGCCACGCCGTCATGAGGCGTATTGATAGATAATTCTGTTACGCTGGCGATACCAGTGAAATAACGTTTATCTGGGTACTCGAATTTAATCATTACATTGTCGCCGTCAAGGAATGCTTTTTCTAATAGTTTTAAGCTTTCCTCTTTTGGCATGAGCAATGTTTCGATAGAGAAAGACCATTCTTTAAGACCTGCAATAGTGGATTTCCAACCGCCAGAACCTTTGTGAGATGCGTCAATGCTATCAGCTTTACGAGAAAGGTCGCCGCTACGTTGGCCGCCTAATAATAGCCATTTAGCGCCAGCTTTTTCATCTGTGCCAACGTTTAAATATAAAAGGTAGTTCTTGCCAGCCGTTGGCATATCTACCGCTATTGGTTTATATAGTTTTGTTTCAGCCATTAATAAATACCCCCTTTAGTATCATTGTTTAAGTCATACAAACGAGCCTCGAATCTGTATTGAGTACCGATAAACGGCCTCATACTATCATTGTCATCTGTTTTGTTGGTGCAGCGAATATCAACAACTTGGTACCCGCTATTTTGCAATACACAATATTCCTCGTTAAGCACGCCACACGCCTCACGAAACGCAATCAAGATTGTCTCTATTTTGCTTTCGAGTTTAGATATTTGTGCATAGGCTGCACTAAATTCGTAACTATCTGATTTAGTCCATACTTCAACATAAAACTCTTGTTTCAGCATGTTATGCACTTTATCGTCTATCGGCGTACATTCGCCACGGCCTAGCATTACCATGCCAAGCGTATCGACGCCAGCATTTTTAGGATTTAAAAAGCCGAGTTCGACTTTTCCGTCAAACCCAGCTTTCTCGATTGTGTATTTAATTTTATTCAATAATTCAAGCCACATATTAACCACCTCGATAAAGCGGGATACATCTATATCCCGCATACTTCGCTGGCTGCCCTGTTAGTTGCTCCGCCGTGATTTGGTTTTCTAAAACCGCTATTCTAGCATTGATATATGTCAATTTCTTAGAATAATAATCATCGTCTTGGCCGTTGCGACTGTACTGGCCTATCAATGAGGCTGCTTTATTCATGCATGTCTCTCGATAGCAGTATAGCGTTACGAGTTCATCAGCAACAAATGAACGAATTACATCGCGCTCTTGCACGCCTAGCCGTTTAGCTAGCACATACAGCCATTGCTCGGCTTTTGTCAACGTTGTTTCCAGCACATTAGGGCCTAGTAGCTCATCATTAAATGTCATCTCTTGAAATTCGTATAACATATATCAAACCCCTTACAGTTTAATTTCTAAATGCGTGCGGTTAGTGCTTAACTCAATATCTCGAGCCACATCATTGAGAGATACATCAACCGCTTTTGAGAATATATCACGAATTTTATCACGGCTATGGTCTAGTGCCTCGTATAAGAACGGGTCGGTTTTTGTGCCTCTGTGGTGTACACGTTTAGCGAATACAAACCCATTGCCACCGATTGGAACCCAACGCAAGGCCTTTTTATTTTTCGGAAAAATGTCATGCGGCCGAGTTCCCTCATGCACGAACGGGCCATAATATGCGGCTTGACTGTCGATATATACCTCTGCCGTCTTATCGCCAATCATGCGCACATCAATAGCCCTCTCGAGTTGTCCTGTGTGCGATGTGAATTTATGGTTATTTTGCGCCGCTGTTTTTACCTCTCTAGCGCTAGCCTTTACCGCTTGCCTCAATCTTCTTTCAAAGATTTCTCGCGCATTCATGATTATTTCTTACTGGATTTTGTAGACTTTTTCGCGCCGTCTGTTGGTTCTTCGTCTGGCTCTTTATCGTCTACGCCGTCCGCGCCGTCTGTTGGTTCTTTGTCTGGCTCAAATGCAGGCTCTAATGTAAAGCCCTCATCAAGCAATTGTTCAAGAATGAATTCATCATCTGTGTATTTGACTACATTCATTCGTACAAGTCTGTATTTCTCCATGATGTACCCCCGTTAATTAAGCGCCAAAGTTAGCCCATACACTAGCCAAGCGATTTTTTGGAACCCATACATCGTGGAATTTACGATAATCAATAGACCAAGCATTTGCCTGCTGTGTAGTGTTAGGGTCAAAAATACGCATATTGTCAGTTTTAGATACTGCAATAGCTGCCGCACGGCTCATAATAATCCAGTTGATAGCTTTCGCGCCTGTATCAGCTTTAAAGCCGCCCTTTTCTTGCCCACTAGTTGTGCCGTCGTTGAATACATATTGAGATTTCATGCGAGCGCTAGGAACGCCAATAATAGGGATTTCGTTATACGTACGAACACGAGTATTATATGCGCCTTGTGTAAAGTTAGCTACATCGAGCAAGCCTTTAGCACCTGCCGCCTCGTTCAAAATGCCTTGAACGCGTGCGCTCATTACGATTACAAGGTCGCCAGTTTCGCCGATTAAGTCCTCGATTTCCATAACTTCCTTGTTTAATTGTTTGATGATATTCGTATCATCTGGCGTAAATGCGTCTGTTTTGCGACTTTCACGAGTTGCATATGCAGCCACTTTGGAATAACGATAAGCATCAACTTCTGGAATTACTTGTTCCCTTTGGAATGCAGTCATAACATTTGTACCTGTTGCTAGGAAGTTTGTTTCATCTACATCCATAGAATCAAGCAAGAATTTACGGCCGCGGTCTTGTGTGAGTTTGAAATCTTCAAATTTCAAAGATACACCGCCACGATTATAACCATTATCACGGTCATAATTCGCTAAGCCGTCAACGGATAAAGTAGGAATTTTTACGGTATCGCCGCCGTTATATTTAATTTGGCCAGCGTTTACTTCCATAAAGCCAGATGTTGCACCTACTACCATTTGTTGGTCTAGCAAGGTTTGAAAGTTTTGAGCCATTTGTAAAGTATTAATTGCCATGTTTTACCTCTTTTCTATAAGTGAGTAAATTAATTATTTTCGCTAGGTGGTTTAATGCCTGCGATTTTAAACATTTCGGCAAGTTGCGTATTACCGCCGCCTACATTGCCAGCACCTGCACCGCTGCCGCCATTTTGTGCAGGTTTAACAGCATAAGGCTTATCAGCAAGGAACGCCGTCGCACACTCTTCAATAGTTCCGATAGTGCCGTCGTCTTTCTTCCAGCCATACGAGCCGTCCTCTTGCACGCTAATTTGTCCAGCGATGAGCTTGCTGAATGTTTGAGCGTCTGTACAATTTGCCTTTGTTAGTGCCGCAATAGTTTGGGCGCTAATTTCTGAATCGGTACGCTTTTGAATTTCATCTTGTCGAGCCTTTTCTGCTGCCTCGTATTTGTCTGTAAGGCCTTTAATTTGCTTTTCAAGTGCAATGATTTCGGGCGTTTTTTGCCCTTTGTTCGCCTCGTACTCGTCAACTTTACCTTTTAACTCGTCGCGCGCCGTTGTTAATTCAGTAATTTTGTTTTCAAGTTTTAGGCGTTCCGTTTTTGCCCCGTCATTGATTTTGGAAATCTCAGATTTAAAACCCGCAACTAGGTCTTTACCGCCCTCAATTTCTCCCAATTTTGCGTACAATTCTGCTAAAGTCATGTATCTATCTCCTTTTCAACATGAATGCGCCACCTTTTGCCTCCTGCTACTGAGTGGCAATATAAAAGGCCCACACCTTCGCCAGTGTGAGCCTGTAAAAACAATTATTTAATTTTAGCAATAAAAAAGCGCTTACAACATAGTAAGCGCTTTAACTCTCTTCAATCACTTTAAGAATATCGGATGTTTTGATTTCATAAATATTCGAATCGGCATTTTCGACTTGAATACAGCCGTCTTTATAAAAGTGTAAGAGTGTTACTTCTTCACCATTTTTAAGTTTAACAACATCAAGCTCTTTCATTTAATCTTATCCTCAGGTTTTACATAAGTACTAATAAGCCTAGGAATTTTTGAACCTGTATCAATTTGCCACGCCATAACCAACTTAATGCGTCCGCCTTTTAGCGAATCAACATATTTGGTTAATTCGTATCGCGTGCCATGCTTATTAACTCCCTTTTCAGTGATTTTAGAATCAATAACTGATTTCCTTAAAAACTGTTCAAATTCCTTTGCCCTACTTAAATTATATCCTAAATACTTTTCAAAAGCTACGGCCTTTGGGCCGCCTTGCTTATGTTCTTTGTTTAAACAGTATTTTGTGATTTTATCATCCTCAATTGTGAGCGAATCAATATTGCTGAATGCTTCATATAACGATTTCGGTCGTCTAGCCTCAAATATATCACCACTCCACCCGCGCGCTCGTTCTGTCCATGATTCTTTACCGCCACTAACAACACGCCTGCCGTGAACGCCAAGAATGCGCTCTTGATTGACTTTAGACAATGAATTAATGTATCGCTTTCCGCCCTCTTCGATGTTTTCTTTTGCTTGATGTATATCAACCTCAAAATCATAAACAGGGGCAATCTTGCATAAACAGTGAGGATGAGCGGGTAACGTTGGAAATTTATCCTTTGGATATATCCCTTTACCTAACCCGTAGAAATCAGCATTTGCATACACGTCGCATATATCACATACAGGGTGGCGACTGTTTAGCTGCCACTTCAAGGCCACTACATCATCATCGTTATTATAACGTAGCATTTGCCCGTCTGCGTAAGCTCTCGCCGCCTCTGTGCGTGCTATCCGTTCGGCGTTGTATCGTGCTTTCTCTTGCACGGCTACGTTTACCGATTTTGATAGGTCAATCGCACTCGCCTCGTCAATGGCTTTTATCAATCCAGTATATGCAGCGCGTAGGCTCGGCGTTGTATTCTGCCGAACCTGTCTTTCTGTTTGGCGTAGCACATGCTTGAATTGAGCTGCTTCATCATCATTCAAATAGTTAGGCCATTTTAGCCCTCTAACCATTTCGATATATTTCGGTAGCTTATCCTTTTGAATTGTGCCGCCGTTTCCGTAACCCTCAAATATGGCTCTTGCCATTTGCTTGATTGATTTACCACGTTTCAACGATTGCCGAATCACTTCCGCCGTATCTCGTTGTATCTTGGTCGCATTATTGTGCAGTCTCGTTGATAAGGTTAGTCCGTCGCTCGTCCAAGCCCCTTGCATAGCCTCGCTAATTGACTGCGTAGAGTAATTAAAAGGCATATGGCCAGCTGCACGATTGGCAACCAGCACGCCATGATATGCATTATTGAAATTCTGCACCATATCAGCCGTAAGAGGCGCCTCTAGCAATTTCATAATAGGATAAGACTTATAGGCCACTCTAACCGCCATATCGGGCGAATAGCCAAGGTCTATAAGTTCCTTTATCATACGTTCAAATTGCTCGAGCGCCTCGTCAATCGTTTTCGCCGTCTCTGTTTTCTTCATCGTCTACGCCCTCATCATTGCCATGCGGTGCGCCGCTGTCTAACTCATCAAATGCTTTATTCTGACGCGCCTCATCGGCTGCTTGCTTCACCTCGTTGATGATTTCGTCTTTAACCTCTTTTTCAAGATTAGGCATATAAGCGTCAATCACTTTCTTCAAGATTTCACTATCGAATGTATCAGAATTAAATTCAAGGTCCTTCGCCTGTTGCGCCTGTGTTAGGCTTTCCGTTACATCGTTGACTTTGAAATCTCGAGGGTACTCGCAAGAATACTCGATATTATCACCGCTCCATAGTTTATATAACGCGATAATGTCATATTCTGCGTTCTCGCATTGTACTGCAAAATCAGAAAGTCGCTGATTAGTACGCTCAAAGTCCCATTGTTTAGCAACGCCACTCTTAGCTTGCTGCACTCCAATTACTGAATCAATACCACTCATGCGATACATTTCATTGATGAGCTTATCAATTTGAGCCATAAGCACCTCAGCGGGCCCCTTATCTGGTGCGATAAAGTCAGGCGCCTTTGAGGAATCATGAGGATATGCGAGCAGGTTATCCGTTCCGATTGTTACATCTGAAAGGCCGTTACTATCTACTGGCATAGTCAAGATTGAGAATGTTTGATTGTAGAGAATTTGAGACAATAATGAGCATAGGTTATAAACATGTGCATTCGTTTTGGCGATACTCAAATACTCGGGCGGTGGTAATATATCCCGCTTACGAGCAGCACGGCCAAACCACTGCACAATAGGAATACGCCCGATATTATGCTCGCCCTCGCCAATCGTCTTGCCGTCGCCGTCTTTGATACTCCATGAGGTAGGCGTCCAAGTATGGTATTGTGTTTTGACTGTGCCGTCCGCATTTGCCAAGTATATCGCATAGGTAAATACAGATAATCGGCCATTATCATCGAATGTGAAATTCATTACATTCTTAGGCTCTACCGCTGTTAGGTATGGCATAGAACGATTAGCCAACGTATCTGCCAGCGAGTTGCCGAATTCCGTTACATTATCAACTACGATGTACATTACGCCGTAGAGTTTCGCAAGCGTTGCATTTTGACGTGTGAATTCCTGTAATGTAGTACCCTCTCGGTCTACATCATTAATGAATTCATCAAATAGTACAGATTTGCTATATTCTCGCTTGATTTCATCTTTAAAAATAGGGTCTACGCTCGCATTGAGGATAGGTCCTGTATAGTTTAGATAATATGCAATTTGACGCCGAAAGTTAATCGAATCGGTTCCCTCGCGTCTGTGCGGCGTGATTGCAGCACCGCTGGCGAACATACCGCTACCATAATAGGCGTCATGTAGTATCTCATATTCATCTGTTCGAGGATTAGAATAAATAGTTGCCATGTAGTCCCCTTTCTAATATATGTTAATGCGGCCACTTCTAACCTGTGGCGCGTTTATCTTCTCCGCTATCCCTGTTAATGCATCGGGCGCGTCATCGTATGCGTTCTTGCCCTCTCGTTGGTATCTCGTAATGTCAGCAGCCAACTGAGGCCACCTATCACGCCAATTCTTAGGCATATATACATGGTTCATAACCCATGTAGCATTTGACTGAATCCGTGCTATTTTGTTACCACTTTGATGAAACATATTAATCACGCACTTATTAGAGTTGTATTTCTGTTTGAGTATACTTTGAACGTTACGGCCAAACCCTCGGCCGCCGTTATTACTTTCTATATCGGCCACATTCACGCCGTTTCTATGCAGCATATCCGCTACCTCTGGTTCTGTGGTTTCCATAGCATCCTTTGTATAGACTACATCGAGGATATACGCCTCTCCCTCATATACGCCGTATGTAAAGCTAGCTAGGTAATCGCTGCCAGTATCGGCTGTATCTGTATAGTTCTTGATACAAGAAAATAACACATTGCCTTTTGTATCTCTTGGCAATGTGTCATATGTGAGGATATTCGTGTACAAGCACCCTTTGAGGTCAATCGGTACTTGCTGATAGTTAGCGCTGGCTATATCTTCGCCCATAGCGCGAACCTTTGACATATACGAGGCCTTAGACAATACCTCTTCGCATAGCATCGAGCCGTCATCTTGTAAGGCTTTCATGGTGATGACTTTCGCCTTAAATAACGGGTCATCTTTAAAATGTTCAATAGCTCGTCCTGCTAGGTCATCACTCGCCCAGCGCGTCATGATAATTATAATCTTTCCGCCCTCTTCCAAACGTGAAAGCATTGTATTCGTAAACCACTCCCAATGTTTCTCTTTCACGCTGGCATTATAGGCCTCTTCGCTGTTCTTAATAATATCGTCAATAATCATCAAGGAACAGCCGAACCCTGTAGCGGTGCCTGTTGGCGATGTAGCTAGATATGAATTCGTGTATCCCTCTAGGCTCCATAGATGAGCCTGTGCGTCGCCTACTGCCACATGAACGCTAGGGAATACATCGCTAAATACGATAATATCATCATCAGCTTTATTCTCTTGAATTGCGTTTCTTACCGATTTACTAAACATTTTAGATAATGTCTCGTTGTATGAACCAGTCATTATCTTAGCGGCTGGATTATTTCCTAGCCACCACTGCGTAAGATGTTGCGCCGTTAAACTTTTACCATGTCGAAGCTACGGGGGCAAATTCATGATAAGAACATTGTATTCATCATTCTTGATAAAGTTTTCTAGCTCATTACATAGCTTGACTAGGTATTTTCTACTCTTTTTGTAAAAGCTGCCCGTTTTAAGCTGGCAATAATAAAAAAACTCGCGCCGTGCGAGTTCCCTTTTAGCTAGTTCTATGATTGTTTCTTTCTTATCTCGAATTTGCATATCCTCACCACCTTTCATGCGTGTATATCGAGTTTAGTCATCGCCTATGAGTTTCTTAATGTCAGCCGTATCAATTCCATCGAATGGGTTTTTAACCTCAACGGCTGCGTCTATGTTCTTAGTGTCTCGCCAATCTGCTGGGCGTCGATTCTTAAGCCAGAATATTAATGAGGTCGAATTCGGCGCCACGTCCTTAGTAGTGCGTTTCACCTCTACGATTTCGCTCTCGCCAGTCTCTGGGTTATATATCCGTTCTTTCACCACTTCATCATACTTGTAACCCATAGCACTTTTAAGCAAGGCGTTCTCAACCATAATGTCGATGACTTCCTTGCCTCTTTTTAATGCGTTTGAAAAGTCGGTATATTTTGCTTTCCATGCGTATAAAGTAGTTCGATTAATGCCGATATTGTTGGCTATTTGTTCATCGGTGAGGCCATTACGCGCCCAACCCTCTAGCTTAATCAAATTATCTGGCTCAAGCCATTGCTCATATTTAGGCGTACGCCCTACTCTACGTTTTTTCTTTGGTTCTGCTTTCTTCGTCTTAGTCGCCATAGTCTCACCTCGTTTCTATGAATAGCAAAAGCACCCCGCCGAGTTTCCTGTTACTCGTACGAGGTGCTTTCGCCGTTGTATTTTAGTGTAGTTTGAAAGGATGATAAATGAATCGTAGAATCTTTTACAACACCATTCACCACTAACAGTATACCACCGCTATAATGCACTGAATATGACAACTTTTTGACAACTTTTATAGTGCATAAGCACCAAACAGGTATATCGAAAGGTCATCTATTCCTTTTTCAAGCCACCTGTATATATTCCGCTCTACTGTGTTATGTTTCTCGGCTATTTCGCCGATAGTCATATCGTTAATATAGCGGTCAATCACACATTCACAATAATGCTTACCGCTGTTTGCGCAATATTCGCTATACGATACTAGCATTCTATCAATGTGTTCGATAATCAATTCAGTGCGCCGCTTACTCGCAAGAATAGCCTCTATCTGCAACAATCCGCGGCGGTTGAATACTTCGTACAATACTGTTTGTAAGTCGCTCGGCGTCAATGTATCTTCGCTTTTCGCGATAGCGCTTTTACAATGTGCTTTCATAGCCGTGTATCCCTCGAGCAGCGTTGTAGTATTCTTATAGGCTCGCTCGTTTTTCTTGGCAAGCATATCTTCATTGTGCCTGTTAAATTCAGAAATCGCCGTTTGTGCTGCTGTCTCTGCAGCTATTTTTACGATTTGCTCCACTTCCCCCTCTGTGAAAGTCCTTTGATGTTCCATATGCTACCCCTTTGCCCATTGTGAAAGTACTGCTACTACAAATATACCAATCATGAGAAGAGTTGTGCAAAACGCCACCCCTATAATCAACATGGCAATATCGAATACTTTTTCCATTATCTCGTCAAGCATCTCGTTAAGCGTCTCTTTATCCAACTCTTACCGCCTTTCCGTTGACTACCTTATATGCTGTTTCATTTCCATAATATGTACCATTTGGGATGCGTTTATTTCTGATGAGCCATTGCCTAATAAGCGTCTCCACGCCTTGGCGTAATTCGTCAAATTCAGCTTTCGATACATTACTCATCACATCATCATCACACACTACAGTTTCACATTCATTTTTTATTACTTCGGCTAACTCACAAGCCCATCCACACGCACGAGGCCACCACTGCGTACATTCAATGATGTAAAATATATCTTTATTTTGCTCTTTTGCCTTTTGTGCGCCTATACACTTAGCGGCCGCCATGCCTTTGATTTCTTTTTCTTTGGTCCATTCATAATTACCGCTCTCGAATGTAATCAAGTATTTATTCATTCATTATCACCCGCCAATTTTGCGAAACTCCATGCATCCATGTATTCTCTTTTACTAACACTCCATGATGTTGCCCCACCGCTCCATGTATAAACAATACCATTCTTGAAATCAGCAAAATATCTACAAAGCCATGATTCATCATTAAGTCTAACTAATATAGGTGTATCAACCTTTACTTTGCTCCAGTCAACAATACCTAAATATTCAGCAATATCAATACATTGCCATTTATCAGTGAAACATGTGCATTCTGTCGGCACTCTCGGCGTACATACAGTCATAAGCGTGTCGTCCTTGTAAAAAAATACGCCACCTTTTGCAACTTCGGCTTTTCTATACCCTAATTCGTACATAATTTTAAATAAATAGTCTGTGAATTCTTTCTTTGTCATGTTATCCCCTATTTCCTGTTAATTAAAACATTGGCTTTTACATATATTTCGTTGCAAGGCTCTCCTCTTGTAATTTCTCGAACATACTGCAATATCTTTTGTAAATTATCTGGGCTTACCTTATCCACGCATTTGAATTCAACTATTACGAACCCTCTATAATCCGTATAACTTACAATTTCATCAATTCCGATTTTTATCAATTCATCACGATTATACATGCTATACCTCTTTTACAACCCAACCCTCTCGCATTTGCAGCCTTTTAAAACCACCCTGTCGATACATTTCATCAACTTTCGATATTCTAGCTTTGTAATTCTTCCGTCATCGTAAAACGCTGTGCATTTATGGCTGGCGTTGGTTAAGCTGCTTAAATCGTAGCTTGTTAAAATGTAGTCTTTAAGCTTTTTGTACGTTGCTGTCATTGTCGACTCACCCATTTCATGCAGCCAATCTTTAAATAATGCATTAATCCTGAAGGACTTAGCTCATACCAATCAGTTCTGGCTTTAGCACGTTTTACAAATCCACCAAACCTCAATAAATTTCCGCTGTAACTATCTGTATCAGT